GCCAGACCATTCATCACATGGGCTTTCCATATCAATTAAGGCGATCAGCTTATGTGATCTTTGTATCTTTTCATTGTTAATTGCTAGGTCTGTTGAAACCCATGATGGCCTGACCCCTTCACCATACTTAGCAAGGGTGCTGGCATTGTCTGCCTCCAACCATTTAATATATTCTAGCAGATCATTTTTTGTAGGTTTCATAATCTCACCCCTTCGTTTGCTTCCTGTACCGCCTTGGCAAACCCTCTTGGTGTTGCGCTGCGTATATCTTTGGTACGTTGTGACTTGCCGCCCAGCTTTAGGTGTTGTGTGCTGTAGCCTGTAGGCTTGCAGGTTGGTATCTTAGTTGGCATACGAAACCCACCACCTGTCCAGAGGCATGTCTTCTTAGTGTATGCGTCACGGTCTACAATGTATTCAGGCCAGCGTGGGTGTACTGCCTCATGATCGTCTAAGTACTCACCGTATTCATAAGGGTGAAAGTTATAGTCAGGCTTACGCCACTTAGTAGCCAAGACAGACACGGGGTTCTCTATGAAGTAAGGTACCCCTAAGTCATCAAAGAAGTAAGAACACCACTTGGCATGGTTGACCGCCTTCAGTTGGAAATCTGGGTCACGTTCAGCCTTGGATTTGAAATGTGCCGCACCTGATACAGCCATGTCTGTACAAACTGGAAAGGCCATACCGAATACAACTTGATTGCCGTCGCCGCCGAACTCTTCCATAAGGTTCCTGAATGTTGAGATGCGATGCAGATCGGCGTAACGATACTCAATCGATCCATCAACATGCTTTTGTGAGTAGACTGTAGTGTTTTCAAACCAATCATGCTGGATGTCAAAGGCGTAGCAGGTATAGCCTGCATCTGCCCACGGTTTCAGTGCCTCACCTGTGAAGTCATACAGGCTAATTACGATACCTTTAGTCATTGTCGTTACCCTTTCAAGGTTTTGGTTTATCTAGATGCACCATTCCAGATGCACCCGATAAGTCAATCCTTAGATGTTATGGATGCGCTTCCATGTAGTCCAAGTAATAGCCTGTAGGACGTGAGGTTTAACACCTACCCTACGTGCTGCCCGAATGTATGAACCTTGCAATTCCTTATATTGCTTCTTTCCCATGTTAGTCTTGTCGCTTGTTAGGCTTTCCCTTGTACCCCTTGCAATGTTTAGAGCATGTCCATCAATTGTTACCTCATCCAAACCCCTAATGTTAGAATAGAATGAACGTATCTTTTGACCATTCAAACGTGACAGAATGTCATCGTCATCTAACAGGTCATCCTGTAGAATTGACCAAGCCTTTTGTTTCATAGTATTGTAGCATGACACCTTAAAAGCATCTAGACTATCACCATTCTGCCAAGCACCACACATAGTGTCGGCATCCTTGCAGTTGCGTTCCCACCTATTGTTAGGTGATAGGGCAGCCATGACACCGATAACAGTATTGACGGGCAGCTTGTGCTTGTCTGCTATCCAAACTGCCATACGTTCTGCCCTAGCATACCACTCAATCCCGTTAAGTGTATCATCTTGTGAGGCTTGGCGGTAAAGCTTAAGAATGTTTCTAACATGTTGTGTCATTGTCGTTACCCTTTCAAGGTTTTGGTTTATCTAGATGCACCATTCCAGATGCACCCGATAAGTCAATCCTCAATTTCTTCCCAATCACCTAACCAACCGTTCACAACTATCATTTCTTGTTCAGCATGACAAAAGCACCAAACGGTATCATCCAAGTCAGCATCTGGCTTATGGCTTACATGTAATTCGTAACCACCAATCCATACCATCTTTTCAATCCAACCCAAGCGGGTGCAACAATTGTCAGTCTTTGGAAATTCCATTTTCTTATCCTTGGTTTGCTTCTGTTTGAATACTTGCCACCAATGCACCTAAGTCTGCGTGCATCGTGCCGTTGAATTTGATTGCGTTGCCATTGTTCATCCAGTCGATGATCTCCGGTTCGATGTGTGACATAGCCCAAGGCGTCCAGCCCATATAAGAACCTGTATCAGTATAGAATGCGAGGCGATGATCTTTTAACATTGTCGTTTCCTTATTTCTACAATTCCGATATCCAATACAAAATCAGACAATCAAACAGGTGTCAACAATAAAATGCATATTGATACAGATTATTTTACAGATGTAGGTCTGAATATATATATACAAGATAAAGTCGATGGGCTGTGTAACCTAGTTAGTTAACCTTTCCAGGGGGTTAGTTAGTCCGGGGGGTAGCCTGTGCATAACACCGCATCTATACTGTTATAGTATAACATAACACCTACACCCAAGTTAATGTGATGGATTAACTACGCAGGCTAACCTACCAGATCAATTGTAATGTTATAACGTAACAGTTAATGTGATGGATTAACTTAGGGGGGACAAGGGGGGTGCGGGGGTAGCCTCTTGTATGTACAACACACCAAAATATTTACTAATAGAAATTCTGCACACCAGGTTAATTTAACACTTAAGCCTGTAAGGCGACGTATCGAAGATACTAATCCTAACTATTTTACATTTTAGGTAAATTAAGGCTTGACAACTTTATGAACTACCTGTATAATAGTCTTAAGAAGTCCTCCCTGGTATATATACTTATAGGGTGTACAGTAAGGTATGAAGTACATACCCTTTACTCTCTCTCCTCTTATGTTAAGGAATGGATAGGTTACATGGCTAAGAAACATAGTAAGACATGGTTCTATGAAACCACCTTACCTGATACACGTAACGATCTTACTTTATACTCTTTAAAGAAGAGAGACCACAAAGTGGGTGCTACAACTTATAAATCCCTCCATCTTATTTATCTTAGTATGGAAGACCCTACTGAGTACGAGTTTGCTATGTCTGTGTTTGGGGACTACTCCGTTTGGGAGAACTTGTGTAACCTGTCCTGGTTTAAACACCACCATGTTCAGATGCAGAAAGAGTTAGTGCTTAAGCTGAAGGCTCGTACAGTTAAGAACATGATCAATGATCTTAATGAGGGTAAGGCTAGTTACAATGCTCAGAAGTACTTAGCAGATGCTGGGTACTTAGAGGGTAACGATAAGAAGAGAGGTCGTCCATCTAGGGATGAGCTTGATGGTGTTTTGAAGCAAGCAGCTATGGATAAAGCTGATACAGAAGACGATGCCAATAGAATAGGTTTAATAAACTAAAAGCAAGTTGACTCCGTTACAGTTTGTGTTGTTGCTATCCTTTAAAGCACACTGTAACCTTTCTCTTGTTTATACTTTCTTTTATAAAGGATAACAGACTAATGCTCTTCTTTCCAACAGTAGATGAAGACTTACAGTACTTCAGGAGTCAGGGTTACACTGGTTCTATTAATGATATGCACTTTAAGGCTATGGGTGACTTAGGTTACACAGGTTCCTTGAATGAACGTATTCATGCATACCTAACGTTTAAGTACGGTAGCTACTATGAAGCTATGCGAGACTTACGTAATGGTACTTCAGTGTTTGCACTAAGTTCGTATATTATTAATGGCTTTGATCCAGCCTTGGTGTTTGACTTTAAGGAAAACTACTACCGTAAGAGTGCAACTGCCTCTACGTTTGCTGCATCTATTACTCACACAGCTTCCTCTAATGCAACTATGGTTGATAGTGATGGCTTGCTGAAGTGGCGTCCACATAACATCATCACAAAATCAAACACCTTTAGTACGTGGAACAAGAACGCAATTGTTGTTGATAATGCTGTAGATGGACCTACGGGTATAGCTAACACAGCCTCCACAGTTAACTTCAATAGTACAAGTTCACACCTTTACAACTTGTCCACAGTTGCGGTTATTGCAGGAGATAAGGTGACTCTTGCCGCATGGGTTCGTAGTGACACTATTACTTCTCTTACATTCAGCTTAAATGGTCGCACAAACGGTGCAAACAACGCACCACAGACCAATCTAACTGTAACCTCCACTTGGACGTTAGTTACATTTGAGGCTACTGTTCTAGGTAATGACACTGGACTGTTCTTTATGATTGGGAAGTACAACCAAAACAGCCCTGCCGCCCAAATAGGTGAATTTGAGATTTATGGCGCACACATGTACCGCAGTAGCCTCGGTGGCATGGTAAACAACTCAGAGACAGGTGACAGCTACGTCCCAACTACGACTACTGCTGTCTATGGTCCTCGTGTAGGCCACCACCGCTTCAATGGCACAGCTTGGGTTAACGAAGGTATCCTCCACGAGAGTGAAGCTCGTACTAACTTGCTTACTTATTCTAATGACCTTACGGGTGCGTCTTGGATAACCACTGAAAACTCTAATACAGCAAATGCAGGTGTGTCCCCTGACGGAACCTCCAACGCAAACAAAGTTGTTCCTAACACTTCTTCTGGTGTTCACTACACCTATCAAGTCCTCAACCTCCCCAATACAGACCACTCAGTCTCTGTTTATGTGGCTTCTGCGGGTTACGGCTTTGCTACGATTTGTGCTGGGTTGAACGGCAGCAGCAACTACTATGCTGTTGTTATTGACTTGTCTGATGGTACACAAACGGCTGTGTATTCTGCTGGTTTACAATCAAAGACGGCTACTGTTGAGCCTGTAGGTTCTTTTTACAAAGTTTCAATTAGCGGAGATGGTGAGAAATACTTTGTCGTAGGTGCTTCTGACACAGGAACCTACACTCCTTCTTCTTATGGTTTCAAATCCTTTCAAGGCGACGGTACATCTGGTATCTTAGTCTATGGCGCACAACTAGAAGTCGGCTCAACCCCATCAAGCTACATTCCAACAGCAGGTTCGGCGGCGACTCGTGCTGCTGACTTGCTAACAGTCCCTGCAGCCAACCTACCGTATAGCTCTACTAACATGTCTATCCAGATGGATGGTAAGATGACATATGCTGATACTGATGGTGATAATGGTAAATTCTTTAGCTGGCATTTAGACAATTCCAACAATATTTACTCAATGCTTTCGACATACCAAGCAAGAACAGGGGCGATTTATTGGGTGCAAGAAAGCGGCAAAGTGTTAGACGCTGTAACTGGACCTAATACTTCATACTCTCCTGACACCAACGTACCGTTTAACTTTGCATCACGTCACGGCTCTACGTTCCTCAACGGAGCTATAGATGGTACAGCACTAACAGCCAACACCACACCAACGGCCCTCCCTAACTTGTCATCTACTAACTTACTCCTTGGTAGCACATTCATGGGTACAATCGGACAGTTCCGTATGTGGGATGAAGACTTAACAGACACTGGTATTGTGGAGGCATCAACATGATAGAAGAACAAAATGTAATCAAGACTGACTTCTTTTTGAAGCTAACAAGCGAAGCGGATATGGCTACAGTCCTATCTGCTTTTTACGACGAGGAAGGCGAGGACGAGGAAGGCGAGTTTGTGAGTAGCACCTCAGACTACTCCATCGACGTAGTAGGGGTCTTACAGGAGCCTACAGGTAACACCCTGACGTCTGATGGTATGGAGTACCCTGAGATGGTAGCTATGACAGGCTGGCATGTCAACATTCGTCTAACTGGAGATTTTCTTCGTGATGAAACCGAAGCACTAGACGTATCACATGGTGTTACACCTTCTGCTCCTAAACGTGTCTGGTTATAACAATGGCTAAGAAACCAACAGTAACTACTTTGCAGTCAGGGTTTAACTCTACTGAAACCCTTAATGCTAACTTCGAAGCCCTCCGTGATAGTTTCGATAATACTCTGTCTTTGGATGGCAGTACTCCGAATGCTATGGAAGCAGACCTAGACCTTAATGGTAATAACATTATTGGTGCAGCTGGTTTGCTGATTAATGGTACTGACTACCTGTCAGATGTAGAAGCTGCTAAGGCTGCTGCTTTGGCTGCACAGGCAGCTGCTGAAACTGCTGAGACAAATGCTGAGACAGCTGAGACAAATGCTGAGTCCGCAGAGACTGCTTCTGCTTATTCTGCTCTTTCTTCTGCTGGAAGTGCATCTGCGGCTGCTACTAGTGAGGCTGGTGTAGATGCAGATCGTGTAGCTGCTCAAGCTGCTGCCACCGCTGCTTCAACGTCTGAGACTAATGCTACTGCAAGTGAAACAGCTGCGGGTACAAGTGAAACGAATGCTGCTACAAGTCAAACGAATGCTGCTACCTCAGCAACCAATGCAGCTACGTCAGCTACTGAATCTGAAACAGCCAAGACTGGTGCTGAGGCAGCTAAGGATGCAGCACTTGCAGCACTTGATAATTTTGATGATCGGTACTTAGGGGCAAAGGCAAGTGACCCAACTCTAGATAATGATGGTAATGCTTTAGTTGCTGGTGCTTTGTATTACAACACGACTGATGATGTGATGAAGGTCTACACAGGCTCTGTTTGGGTTGCAGCCTATGCTTCTTTGTCAGGTGCTTTACTTACAGCTAACAACCTATCTGACGTAGCTAGTGCATCTTCTGCTCGTACAAACCTTGGTTTAGGCACAACTGACAGCCCTACGTTTGTTAACGGAACCTTCACAAGTGATGTGACTATCGGAGATGACTTGCACATCACTGGTCCTAATCCAAAAATCTTTATAAACGATAGTGACACAGCGGACCAGCAGACGCAAATAATCCAATCGGCTGGGGTAACATATCACAGGTCTAGGAACGCAGCATCCGATGGGTCGTTCCTATTCCAAGGTTACGGCGGAGGGTCGACAACAAACCGTTTGAAGGTAGAAGCTAACGGTGATGTTAAGTTCTACGAAGACACAGGCACAACAGCAGACTTCCTCTGGGATGCTTCGACGTCTCAATTAGCCATTGCTGGTGACGTTACTATCGGAGATGACTTGTTCCTCACTGGTCCTAGTCCAAATATCTTTATGAACGATAGTGACGGAACAAACCAGCAGACGCAAATAACCCAATCGAATGGGCGTACATATTTTAGAGCTAGGAACGAAGCATCCGATGGGTCGTTTATATTCCAAGGTTACGGTGGAGGGTCGGCAACCGAGTTTGTAAGGTTCAATTCTAATGGTCGAGTTGGGATTGGTACTGCTAGTCCTACCGCAAGGCTGCATGTAAGCACAGGGGTCTCTGGTGGGACAGCGGGTGCGGCAGTAGACGATCTGGTGGTAGAAAGTAACGGCAACGCAGGTATTACAATCCTGACACCGGATACAGGAGTTGGTCAGTTAGTCTTTGGTGATGCAACATCTGCAAACCAAGGTAAAGTAGGTTATACGCACAACGGCGACTATATGACACTTACGACTAGCGCCTCCGAGAGGCTCAGGATTGACGCATCGGGCAATGTCGGGATTGGTACTACTAGCCCAGCAGAGAAGCTCTCAGTCACAGGTAATATCACAGCTACTGGCACAGTCGTATCGCAAGATGAGGTTCGTGCAGAGGTCATTAACTACGCATCCAACCAAGACGCACCTTATATGATTGCAGCGAGCACAGGTTACACGGGCGCAACAACCAATTGGGGAACTTACGGTTTCCAGCACAGGCTAAAGTCAAACGGCAGTGGCGAAGCCCGCATTACTACTGATACATCTGCGGGCGAAGTTTATAGTATGAATGAAGCTGGTGACGCTGTATTCGCTGGCTCCATCACATCAGACACAGGCTTGATTGCTGGTGCTGGTGCAGCCGCTGGCTCTGTTGGGTCTTATGCACTGTTGGCCGTCGCCCCTGCTGCCGATAATGTCATTCGCAACCCCGGATCGACCCTTGCTGGGTCGTCGTTAGATTATGCAAACGCAAACAGAGCGGGGACTACTTCCCCCGCTGGGACGTGGAGGCTTATGGGGCATATCAGTTTGGCAAGCACATCGCAGTCAATTAACACATCTGTTTGGTTAAGGATTTCATAAATGAACTATCGCAACGCAAGATACGTCTCACCAACACTTATCGACTGTGAGATTGAACACTCAGTACACGGCTGGGTTCCCTACACTCTAGACCCAGCAGACACTGACGGGACTGTAGACAACGACGCACTGCTGTTAGCTATCGGTGATGATGCAGAAGCCTACGTTCCACCTACTCAGGAGGAACTAGATGTAGCTACAGCAGCACAGGTTCGAGGTGAACGTGACAACATCCTAGTCACAGTCGTTGACCCACTGGTGTCTAACCCACTGCGCTGGGCTGACCTTACAGCAGCTAAACAAACAGAGTGGTCTCAGTATCGTACTGACCTACTGGGTGTGCCAAAGCAAGCTGGCTTCCCTAACAACATTACATGGCCGACTGAACCCTAATGGCAACAGTAAAAGAAATCAAAGAAGCAGCAGAAGCAAGCTTGGTGACATTCATCAGGCTTGTAGCACCTCAACGTGTACTAGGTAACTGTCACGAGGATGTCTGTAAGTGGTGGACAAGGCAGGATGCTAAGACTCACCAGCTTCTTCTGTTTCCTCGTGACCACGGTAAGTCAGCTATGGTCGCCTACAGGGTTGCCTGGGAGTTAACTAAGAACCCTACACTACGGGTCTTGTATATCTCAGCTACCTCTAACCTAGCTCAGAAGCAGTTGTCCTTTATCAAGAACATCTTTGAGTCTGACATCCACCAGAAGTACTGGCCTCAACATTTAAACAAGGACGAGAGTAAACGTGAAAAGTGGACTACATCAGAGATTGCTCTTGATCATCCAGACCGTAAGAAAGAAGCTATCCGTGACCCTTCGATCTTTACTGGCGGTCTTACTACCTCGCTTACGGGTATGCACTGCGACATTGCTGTCCTTGATGATGTCGTTGTTTTCGAGAATGCTTACACGAATGAAGGCCGTAATAAAGTTAAGTCTCAGTACTCTCTACTCTCGTCTATTGAAGGTAGTGAAGCGAAAGAGTGGGTCGTAGGTACACGGTATCACCCTAAAGACTTGTACTCTAACTTGATGGGTATGGAGGAAGACATCTACACTAAACAGGGTGAGCTTACAGGTAAAGAAAACATCTACGAAGTAATGGAACGGGCAGTAGAAGACAACGGTGATGGTACTGGTGACTTCCTCTGGCCCCGTCAACTTCGTAAGGATGGTAAGATGTTTGGTTTTGACATCCCTATCCTAGCTAAGAAACGTGGTCAGTACCTAGACAGAGTACAGTTTAGAGCACAGTACTACAATGACCCAACTGATCCTGATACACAACCTATCGCCTATGAGAAGTTTCAGTACTATGATCGGAAGCATCTAGATAGAGACAATGGTCAGTGGCAGTACAAGGGACGTAAACTAAACGTCAGTGCAGCTGTTGACTTTGCATACAGTGTTAGCAAGAGGGCTGACTACACAGCTATTGTTGTGATTGGTGTAGACTATGAGAATAACGTCTACGTCTTAGACATTGACAGGTTTAAAACAGATAAGATTTCTGAGTACTTCAAGCACATCCTAGACCTTCTTAACAGATGGGACTTTAGAAAGCTACGGGCTGAATGTACTGCTGCTCAGTCAGCTATCGTATCTGAACTTAAAGACAACTACATCAAACCTAACGGCCTAGCTCTTAAGGTTGACGAACACAGGCCTAACCGTCACCAAGGCTCTAAGGAAGAACGTATCGCAGCTATTCTTGAACCAAGGTATGACAACTTACAGATGTATCACTACCGTGGTGGTCACTGCCAGGTACTAGAAGAAGAGTTGGTGTCTTACAATCCAGCACACGATGACTGCAAAGACTGTCTTGCAGCTGCTGTTGAAGTAGCTATTAAGCCGAGTGCTTCCGCAATACGAAAAAGAAATCAAGATAATAATGTAGTATTTCACCCTAAATTCGGTGGTGTTGCATTTTAGCACTTGACAAGTTAATTACACTGTGTTATTATTAACACATAGCTAGGACTAGGAGTCATCATGGCTGGCACTACACTTGACATTGAAGGCGTTATTGATCCGCACACTCTTGCTGTGGATATTTCTAGCCGTTGGACTTCTTGGAACAATGCCCGTTCTGAAAAGATTAAAGAGTGGCAAGAGTTGCGTAACTACGTGTACGCTACAGATACTCGTACTACGAGCAACAACAAGTTGCCGTGGTCTAACTCTACGACTACCCCAAAGCTAACACAGATTTCTGATAACCTTCACGCAAACTACTTTGCTGCTTTGTTCCCTCAGAAAAGATGGTTCCGTTTTGAAGCTACTGACGAAGAGGGTGACGTTAAGATTAAACGTGACATCATCCAGGCTTACATGCAGAACAAGCTACGTCAGTCTGACTTTGTTAACACAACTAGCAAGCTTATCAATGATTACATTTTGTATGGTAACTGTTTTGCTACAGTAGACTATCAACGTAAAATCACAGAGTTTGAAGATGGTGAACGTGTAGTAAACTACGTTGGTCCTAAGCTTGTACGTATTTCACCATACGATATTTGCTTTAACCCAGTAGCTGCTGAGTTTGCTGATACTCCTAAGATCATTCGTTCTATCCTTACCTTGGGTGAAGTACAACGTATGATTGAGACATCCCCTGATAAAGCTTACATGGAAGGCGTCTTTAATAAGATGCTAGGTAACCGTGGTGCAGCTAAGGGTAACGAGATTGATGTAAACAAGTCTGAGGGTTTTGTAGCTGATGGCTTCTCTAACCTGACAGACTACTATGAATCTGACTACGTAGAAATTCTTACTTTCTATGGTGACATTTATGACACAGACACTGGTAAGTTTATGAACAACCGTGTCATCACTATCGTAGACCGTTCCTATGTCTTGTCTAACGAAGAGAACCCTAGCTTCCTTGGACGTGACCCTATCTTCCACGCAGGATGGAGAGACCGCCCAGACAACCTGTACAGCATGGGTCCGCTAGATAACCTAGTTGGTATGCAGTACCGCATTGATCACCTTGAGAACCTTAAGGCTGACGTGTTTGACCAGATTGCCTATCCTGTTCTTAAGATTAAGGGTGACGTAGAAGACTTTGACTTTGCC